TTACGTATAAACTTAAATAGACTCGGTTGCAATGAAAAGATACATTTCTACGCTGCGGGTGAATACGGACCTGTCCATTTCCGCCCGCATTTCCATCTCCTATTATTCGGAAACACGCAAGAATTCTCCGAAACAGTTAGACAGGCTCACGCTAAGAGTTGGACTTTCGGTCGTTCAGATATACAACTTGCCACAGGAGGCGCTTCATCGTACGTTGCGTCATATATTAGTGCCAATAGTATGCTTCCCGTCTTTTATCGCCAGTCGAAAATTATGCGACCCAAAAGCCGCGCTTCGTTGCGTTTCGATATGGAAGCACAGGAACCTGCTTCGTCTTCAGACGAAGAGATTGCGCGGGTTGCCTCTTACCTCTGTGATGGACGAAGCCTTATCGTCAACTCTAAACATATTAGCGTTAATGCCTCCCGCTCGTATCTCAATACCGTATGTCCCCAATTCAATGGACTTCGAAGAACTGATGTTAATGAAATATCTTTCCTTGTTCGAGCTGTGGCAACAGCGTGCCAACGGCTTAAACTCTTCCCCAAGAAGAGAAAACCCGAACAAATAGGTGTTTCCGTTCTTGCGATTTCTCGTGCATATCTAGAATGTATAGCTTCAAAAAATAGTTTAATTTACGAAGACTATGCTATTCTAAATCAATGTCGTATGATTTCTCCGAATGGTTTCCATGTCGGTGGTAGAATCTTGAACCCTGAGATTGCTCTAGGCTGTATATATCGGCTATTCCTTACCGTATCCAAATTCCTACGGTTTTGGAAATTACCCGATAACCCCTCATTCCATGAGATAAAGAAAATATACACTCGTTGTTTCGCTGCTCTTGATACCCGTGAGCTGCGACTTCTTCAAGAAAAATATTCCCTTGCCGAATCCGTTTCGGATGAATATGCAGACTATAATCATTATAGCTTATTCTTACCGAAAGATATCGGTTTGAATTTGCAAGACATTTATAAAGATGCCTATTTGGAAAGATTATTAAAGAATAATAATGCCGTGAAAGCTCGTCGGCTTGTAAAACACAAGCGATTAAATGATGCCAACGGCGCATTTATTAACATATAAATTTATTTCTATGTCAGATTTTAATCCTCTCGTCCGGAAGTCGATTCCAATTCATCGTTCAGGTTTCGACATGTCCGAAAAAAAGATGTTTACCGCCAAGGTCGGTGAACTTTTGCCTGTGATGTGGCAGTATGGAATGCCGGATGACGTCTTCGAAATTTCCGAAGATTGGTTTACTCGTACCCGTCCTGTTAACACTTCTGCTTACACTCGTATCCGTGAGTATTATGATTTCTATGCTGTACCCTTGCGTCTGCTTAATCGTAATCTACCTACTGCGTTTGCGCAGATGAAAGATTATGCTGTTTCTGCTATTAATAAATCACAGAATTCCTATTTAATGGAAGACGTTCCGAATGTTTCTCAGGATATTCTAGAGGATACATTTACGAACTATTTGAAGTCCACTGATTTGGACGATGCGGGTTTCCCTATTCGTGCTACTTCTCAGAAACTTTTGAATTACTTGAATTATGGTGCCATTGATTCTAATGTATCTGAATCTAGTATGACTTCATGGTTTACTACAAATCCGACTGCGTTTAAGTCTCGAAAAACTGACCAATTTCTTTCAGTTCTCCCTTTGTGTGCTTATCAGAAAATCTATTTTGATTTCTATTCAAATTCTCAATGGGAACGTCACCTTGCTTATGCTTATAATACTGATTATATGTTGCAAGTTCAGGCGTTTGATACTAATTTGGACAAGGAAATGATTAAGCTTCGTTATGCGAACTATAATAAAGATTATTTCATGGGTGTTCTTCCAAGTTCTCAGTATGGAGATGTTGCTTCGATACAGTATTCTGATGATACAAAATACCCTATATACCAAACTAGTAAAACATTCCCAAACTCTTATAATTCTATTCAATTATATTCACAATCTTCTGATACGATTTCACCTCAGGGAAATCTACTTGACCCTAAGTTGAATTTCCATAATAATGAAACTGTGGATAATCAGGTTTCGCAAAATGCCTTTATATATGCAATGAACCCATCATTGCAGAGTAATATCTCATTTCTTGCTGTACGTGCTGCTGAGTATCTTCAACGCTGGAAAGAAGTAGTACAATTCTCATCTAAGGATTATAACGACCAAATGAAAGCCCAATTTGGCATCCGTGGTGATGATTCAATGGGTAATCATGCTCATTATATTGGCGGTTTCGATGGAAATATAGATATCTCTGAGGTTGTAAATACAAATCTTGACACTGAGGGCTCTCAAGCAAATATTGCAGGTAAAGGCGTTGGCTCAGGACGTTCTAGAAAAATTCGTTACACTGTAGGTGCTGAACATTGTATCATTATGTGTATATACCATGCTGTGCCATTGGTAGATTATAACATTGATGGTGCAGACCCTCAATTACAGCGTATTGCTGTTTCTGACTTCCCGCAACCTGCATTTGATTCTCTTGGTTTAGAAAGTGTCCCTCTAACGGCTCTTACGGCATCTGCTGTCGCTCTTGGCGAAAATGATTTGTCCGACTATTTTGTTGGCTATTCATTGCGCTATCCTGATTTTAAGACGCGAATTGACCGTATTTCGGGCGCATTTCAGACAACTCTTAAGAATTGGGTCGCCCCAATTAATTGGATGAATATCTTAACCGCTCAACGTGGCCAAGGTGCATTTAATTACCTGTCATTTAAGGTTCGTCCCTCTCAATTAGACCCGATTTTTGACGTTCAGGCTGATGAAAAGGTGGATACAGACCAGTTATTGTGTAATGCTCAGTTTAATATTAAGGTAGCTCGTAACCTTTCACGCGATGGTTTACCGTATTAATATAAGAAATTATGAATAAACGCTTTTTTGGAATAACCCCCGAACAATTCGAGAAATTCAACAACATGACATCAGAAGTACCTGATATTACTGCGGTTACTAGTGAGCCACAACCTATGCGTCAACTGTCTCCATATGACCAAATTGCATTTGAAGAAACCCCGTCAGGCGCATTCCGCAAGTTCGACATGACTTATTTCCTGCTTCATCAGGAGAAAACTCGTAAAAAACTCGGAGACCCCCTATATCAGGAACTTTTAGCAAGCATGCACCCAACCCAATCAACTATTCAAGACAGCTTGACAGATAACCAACGCTTCGACATGGTAATTTCCCGTCATTGCCAAACAATGTCAGAACGTCAGGCAGTTATGGATTGGTTGCGCGATGAACATGCAGACCTTATGCAACAGTATGAACAGGCTGTTCAGGAATCTGAGCAACAACAATCAGAAGCCTCTGCGCCCGCTTCTGCTCCTGCTCAATAATGGGACTCGGTGCTTTTCTCGCGAAACCCGCTGCGGGTGCTCTAGTTAATGGTATTGCTTCTGTTGGCTCGTCATTTCTTGGCGGTCTGTTTGGCGCAAACGAGGCCAAGAAAAACCGCGATTTCCAATTGGAAATGTGGAATATGCAGAACGAGTATAATAAGCCTATTAATTGGCGCGCCCGAATGGAAGAGGCAGGTTTCAACCCATATAATGCACTTGATGGCGGTTCAGGAATTGGGCAATCTTCTAACCTCCCGCAAGGTTCGCAAGGCCCGACTGTTGAGCCTGCTATAAACCTTGCCCAAGGTGCTTCGGACATTACTCAGGCATTCGCCAATCTTGCAAACGCCCGCAAGGCAATTGCGGGCGCGAAAGGTCAGGAAATTACGAATGAATGGCTGCCTTATACGCTTGGCGGTAATGTTGATTACAAGAATTTTGCCATAGGTCAATCAGGCTATTGGAATAAGTCAAGAGGTTACCAAATGGCAGAACTTGACCAAAGCAAGGAAAAACAGGAGTTTCTTAATCTGCAATATGCACAGAAGCTCATGCAGGCACAAGAAACACTTACCAACTTGCAAGCTGACGCGCAAGGTATCATGAACAAGTATATAGATGCTGACAATCAGGCAAATCTAGCGATTAAGGCTCAGAATCTCGTGAACATGGTGAAGACAGGCGCATTGACTGAAGCTCAAGCCTCACGCGAAATTGCTCAAACTGCCGAAATCTACGCCCGTGCGAAAGGTCAGAATATAAGCAACGAGATTGCAGAAAAAACCGCTGCTGCAATCATTTCTTCGACAATTGCAACAAATTCCCTGTCAGCTAAGGAAGCCCGTACTGACATTCTGAATTTCAATCAATTGTATAAGAATAAGTATGAGCGAGACTATTTCAAAACTCGCATTACTGAAAAGGAAATGAAAAATTTCGACCGCAATGCCCGAATGCAGAGATTTAATCAGTTCTCGACAGGTATTGGCAACGCCATAGGCGGTTACGGTATCTACCGTTCAGGTTCTCGAAGCTATTCAACCTATGACGGTCAAGGCTCATTCAACGCCCCGTCCCGTCATGGTCGAAGATACTATGACTCTACAGTGAGCTATTAAGTTTATATAATCTCATCTAAGGCTTGCCATCCGTGAGGACAGCATGCCTTTCCCTTTACACTTTTCTGATTACATATTTCCGATTTCCATTTTTTTCGGATACTATATGCAAACAATCTTTCCCTACTAGTAGAGTCCTCTGTCCCTCACGAATGTATTCATTTCTGACCATCTTCAAAACATCTCTTGCATCTCTGATTCTTCTGAACCCACCCATGTTGAACTCTAAACTATTCATAACATATATAATTTCATACATGTCCATTTCCTCCTTGCATTTTAAATTCCACATCGCCCGATACATTTTCAGTAATAACGTAAATGTACTCTACTCCCGCATCTATCGTAGGCAGAGCTATTAAAGTTCTGTCCGTAACTATCAGTTTCCACCCGAGGTCTCTATACGCGCTTTCCACTGCTCTGAGGTATTTTTTGCAGTCACGAATTCTTCCCGAATGGATACATTCATTCATACTCGGCTTTTCAGCCAACATTCTCCATACTTCGTAAGTTTTGTTCTTTTCCATGATTTGTAATGTTTTTGGTTATTAATGGTGTTTATCTTTCTTTTTCCACCACAAATATAACCAAAATCTTACAATCATGCAAATTCCACCACAGAATTAACAAAACTTTAACAAATCGAAGTTTCGAACGTAGAATCTTCTTCAGCCTCTCATCTCTCCCCGCGACTCTCTCTCTCCCTGTCCTGTCGGCGGTAGCCGATAAAAAATGAGAGAAGGGGTCGCTCTTTGGTTCTTTCTCGCGAGAGAGAAAGAACAGCCATCAACAAAACTATTCATGTGTTAATCAAGCGAAGCCCATAGTTGTCTCCGTAAGGATTTGCCATCCCTGCATGGCAAACGGTCTTTCCTCGTCTATGTACGGACAACTCACACAATAAAATTTCCGTAGATTCCTTTGCATATATCAAAAAAAACACTTTCATTTGCAGAGTAATTTTAAAACATATGCCTTATGAGTACAGAAAACAACAAGAAAACGAATTGGATTACTGCGGTAATTTCCGCTATTGTGGCAGCACTGACATCATTACTATCTAATCTTGCCTAGTCATGAATGAGAATCTTATGAAGTTTTTGGCATTCTTGCTACAGTCAGATTGCCATTTCACAATTACGTCTGCCTTTCGGACTCCCGAACACAACAAGACAGTCGGAGGTGTGCCCAATTCTCAGCATTTGAAAGGAGAAGCTATCGACTTCAAGCCGTATCCCCCTACATCTGCTATGTATAATAATTTGCTTGAAAAGGTATATGAATTCCGCGAGTTCAAACCTTTTGACCAATTTATCGTTTATGATAATTTTTTTCATATTTCGTTTTCTGACCGAAACCGAAATCAAGTAATTGACAAACGTTAAACATTTTTATATGCAGTTGGATGATTATATAAACAAAGCATCTCATTGCGAGAACCCTATGGTTGTTCGCAACCGCTTTACAGGCGAGGATATTCTTGTTGGCTGTGGACATTGTGCGTATTGCATTTCCCGACAGTCATCTATTAATTCTATTCGCATTGCAAAATCCGCATCTAAGTGGAAATATTGTTATTTCGTGACATTAACTTATGACAATGAACACATGCCTCTCGTTTCCTTGACTACTCAGGAAATGATTTCGGGCGAGATTGTGTATTCTAATGATGGGCTGCGTTATTCTTCTGATACTGAATTTAAATACATGCCTCTGCGTGCTGCTGTGGCTCAGCGTCCCGCGTTCTCCTCGGAATATCAAACGATTTTCTGCAAGCAAGTTAACGGAACTATTCCTTTTAATCGTGAGACTAAGCGGAAAGAACCCATTGAATTTACTTCTACTGCTGTGCCTGCTGATTTACTTCGTCTTGTATCGAAAACGACCCCTGAGACGCCATTTGATGTACCTGATGATATGGCTGTACTTCCTATACTCAACTATTACGATTGTCAAAATTATGTAAAAAGATTACGTATAAACTTAAATAGACTCGGTTGCAATGAAAAGATACATTTCTACGCTGCGGGTGAATACGGACCTGTCCATTTCCGCCCGCATTTCCATCTCCTATTATTCGGAAACACGCAAG